CTAGCATCCACAGTCCCTGTAGTAGAATTGTAGTATTTTTCTTTCTTAAATTTCTCCTTAAGACGTTCAATATACATCTCAGCTTTGCTGGTTGGAAGATTACCCGTATCTACATAGAATATTCGTCTTTCTGGGGCGCGAGTTAAGCGATAAATAAGCATGGCATCTTCCATCATTTTTAAAGATCGAAATATACGATGGCATAAGGCTGCGATAGATTTTCCGTATGGATAAAAGATAGGATCAGAAGTAAATAATCTATAATGAATAATCTGATTTTTATCAAGCCTAACATATTTTAGAGGACGATCTTCATTAAAAGTAGATCCATAACTAAAACTTTCTTCCCTTGGGATTTCCTGTAAAAAGTTTTTAAGATACCCAAACTCATTTTCTACTCTAAGAATAAAATTAGGATTTAAAATTTTTATTTTCTTTATGCCCTCATCAGGTTTGTTTACATCTACGATTAGCTCTGTAAAGCAATCTCCATACTTTACTGTATTTCTAACAACATCCCATAAAAATCTGTCTAATTTAATACGATCAAAAAGTGTTTTAAGTTCATCAACTACAAGTTCGCTCTCAGACTTAATATTCCATTTTTCATTTCTTGGACCTCTTTGAGTACAATCGTCAGCATAAATATCAAACGATGCTCCTATTTCAGGATATTCATCCATCTCCTCATATTCTTTATACCGTCTACGCCGATTCATCTCCAACTGTGGGAGAATTGGATTTCTAGAAATGCCACCAATAGCGGGGGAGTGATCCCCACCATCTTTTATTACTTCAGTATGGGCAGGAGTGTCCCCTCCATATACAGTAGGAATCCCCTTATCCATAGCCTTGGCAGCCTCCGCTTGTGCGGTAGACGCGAAGAACTTAGCAAGAAATTTTCCTATAGGACCAGTTGGGGTAAAGAAGCTGCCCGCTCGACTAGCACTTCCCCCAAAATTTGTATAACCTTCTTCTAGGGGTTTTTCATCTTTTATTTCATCAGCCATCGCATATCCTCCTCAATCATATTACCATCCACAGTATTTAGTCTAAATTTCCAACTTTTTGAGGGCATCGGAGGTGCTTCTCTGTGTGGAATTTTAGCTACATGTTCTATGGGTGTAGTATCTAGTAAATTTCTGTATCCGTGAACGGCCAAAGCTAAACCTCATATTAAATCATCATGATATCCTTTTTCAGCTTGGGCTTTTCCTTGATCTTTAATAACAAAAGTCATCAGTTCGTCACAAGTTCTACTTGAGTTAATTTTTATTAAATTAGTTCTAATTGCTTCTTCTAAGTTCGCTAAAATCGTATCTCTGTTTTTCATTGTGACTTGAAAGCCTATCTCGTCTTTCTCATCACACCATAAGTTCTCATACTCATAAATATTATAGAGCCAATCAATTAGGTTATTTCCAATCGTATTTCGCTCGCAAAGAACATGAGCTACATTATATAGCATCCCCTCGTCTGCAATAATTTTAGCAAACTCATTTATTGGAGTTCTATTAGAATAAAATTCAGCTACTTGTTGCCCATTGTACATATTAATGACATGAAAAGCTGAATAATCCCTAGCGCGACCTAAGGATGTATCACAGGCTATCATATAAGTATAGAAAGGTTCAGGATCCTGCCACACGCGCATTCTATTATTATATTTAATTACAAATTTGTCGCTGGTTTGCGATGAAATTTCCTTTAAAATACCCCCTTCTATGTACGTATCACCAGTTCCAAGAAATGAGCATTCATACTCTTGAAGCCATTGTTTCATAGGCATATTTATTCTAGTGGTTTCCTCCCACTTATCAACAAATAAACCTTTTCCTTCCATCTCATCATACAACCAAGAGAACCCCTCTTCCTGCCTCTGATATTCGGGATGTTCTTGCCATCGAATATCAATAGGGTTAAAGGAATTAGCGCCCTCGATAGCTTTCTGATACACCTCATGATACCAGTTACCAATACCATTAACAGTGGAGAGAACAAAGGCTCGACCTCCTGTAGAGATGATGGGATAAACAGCAGCCCAAATAGAATCAATATTTTCAATAAATGCTGCTTCATCAATAATAAGAAGAGAACCCGCTAGAGATCTACCTGACTGTTTTCCTGATGGTCGAGATTTTATTGTAGAGTTGGTTCCTAACTTGAGAGTATGCTTGTTATCCTCTACAATTCCAGGTTTAAGGAATTTTGGAAGTTCGTCATACATCAATTTAATTCTATCCAGAACCTCAGTTGACTCGGCATCTCCCTTAGAAAGAATAACTACTTGCTTATGTTTTTGAAAAATAATCATCCATAACGCATAACTAGCAGCAATAGTAGTACAGCCAGCCTGTCTAAACTTTCTGAGGATATTAAATCTATTATTTTCTAGATTTTCAATTATACGATGCTGAAATGGGTAGAGTTTAAATGGGACCAACCCTCGAACAGGGTGTGTAACTTTAATATATTCAGAGATAAAGTAGATTGGATCTTCTTTACATCTCTTAAATTCGTCTAATAAATTTTGCTTTTCCATATAATTTAGTTAAATTCTATTATATTATAGTGTATGAACATTTATGCCATTATATGTACTCGCTCTAGATATGACATTTCGACAACAACGGATAATCTTCTTACTTTTTTTTCCAAATGTGGCATTCAAGTCCTTTTAATTGCAGGAGCTAACTCTATTTTTAAAGCATATAAGGGCGCTTTTGAAAAAAGTCAAGCAAATCCCGAAGATATCATTATAATGTGTCACGATGATATTGAAATTAGAGAAAAACCTGAAATTTTCGTAGAAAAACTTAAAACTACATTAGATAGAGACATGCTTGCCTTTGCTGGTCCCGCAGGGACCACTTTTTTAGGAGAAGATGCGATATGGTGGGAGCAGGGTAGGTGGCAACAAGGGTTGCATAAGGGAAAAGTGACCCATATAGACCCACACAACAAACCCTATTTAACATATTATGGACCTCCTGAAGATGTGGTAGTTCTGGATGGTGTATTTTTAGCCGCAAGAGCCAACGTAATAAGAGCTATAGGATTAGAGAAGCCTGAATATTTTGAGGGGGAGTGGGATTTTTATGATTTACATTACACCTCAAGAGCCTTTATAAAAGGATATACAAATACAATTTTAGATATGGATATTATTCATCATTCTAGAGGTGAACTAGTGGGTAGAGATTCGTGGCACAAAAATAGAGCCGCGTTTATAGAAAATACTAAGCTCCCTTTGCGAATCTATGCTTAGGTTCTCTTTCTTCGCCCGCGTCTAGGCGCAGGGGCAGCAGGAGCTTCCGTAACAACAGACCCTCTCTCACGCATCATAGCATCCAACCTTCCTTGAAGAACCTTACGATGCCCACCTTTAGCTACAGCAAGTCTAGCTCTTAATTTTGCTTCATTTCTATTCATATCTTTAATCCTTTACCGTGTTTATTTTTTGATTCCTTAATGAAAAAAGCTTTAAGCTTCTTTTTGAGTTTCTCATTCTTCTCAAAGAATTTAGGACCTTTATTATAAAAAGCCCTCTTCTTTCTCCTCAAACTTTAATCACTTATCTACCCCATAGTAATAAGGAGGATTAGCAATCCTAGGAGGCCAGAGAGAAGCAGGGAGAGCCACTGATTCTTCAATCACTGCGCTCTGTGTCTCCGTAACCCCTTCTACCGCCAGAAGCCAATCAATTCCCTTCCATATGCCATATCCACATGCTCCAAACATACTCAGCAGAACTATTAGTTCAGCCAAGCTCATCTTAAACATGGAGAATGGATTCCTAAATCTGTCCTTAAAAAAGAACGCCCAAATTGGATTCATTTTTTCGTATTCCCGTTAATAGCTTCAAGAAGTTTATCTTCTTCTTTTTTTCCGTCCTCGACAATTCCCTTTAATATAGTTGAGAGATTCGTAACGACCAAAGTTATCAATCCGGCCACGACCGCAATGCTCTCTGATGGAATAAATTTGATTGAGAAGATGAAAGTGACTACTAGGAAAGTAAGATAAATACCAGCAAATTTGGCTAAGTGCTTCGCAGCAGTTTCCTTAGCACTTTCTTTGATTAGTAATTCCCTAAACATCGCATCAGATTCAGTCTGCTTCATTTCTACCGCAGCACGACCCTCTGCTTGTTTC